CCATGAGCCTTTTTTTTTGATAGTTAATCTGGTCTTTTTGGGGTTAAAGAAAAACAAAATCAGGCGGTTACATGTTCACGTTGACAGGTTAAACAAGGGAGGTTAAGATGTATTCTTCTTTCGTGGAAACAATAAACAATTCCAAAACAAGGGAGGTTAAGATGTATTCTTCTTTCGTGGAAGCGATAAACGATTCCAAAAGGATAGAAGTAGATCGAAAAAATCTTGTCGAGGATTTTCGCACGCTGATCATTGACAAGACGAAAGAGCGGTGGAAACTTTTGGACGCTTACGAAATTTGTTTTGAAATCCCGATGCGAGAGCGGCATTTTATTTATGACGAGCCGGAGATGGGGGAACGATGAAAGCGAAACTACTCATATCGTTAGCCGAGGCCGCCGCAAGCATGATGGTCCCTTTCTTGCCGTCATGGATAAAGGAAAACCTCGAAGAGGTGGCATATATAATCAAGAGGATTCAAAGAGTCCGGCCAGATTTGACCGAAGATATTCTTCTGGAAAGGTCGAAAGGTCTTCAGGATCTTGAATATTTCGAACGATGTGCCATGGCCGGCGATGCGATGCCGTGGGAGCCTGAGAAAGACAAGGGTAAGCCGATTACAGCGGCCGAAGCTTTGAAGGATATTTATAATTTACAGGCAGATGAGGACATGGTCCGTCAGCGATTGTTGGCTCAATGGCATCTTTTGGTCAAAACTCCGACGCCCTGGCAGCGTGTGAAAAACTTTTTCAATAGGAGGGTTTTTTGATGAATGATGATTTCGAGAAGCTACTGGAAAACATAATCCTGGCAGAGAAAAGCCCGAACCGGTACGAGCTGACCGAGGGGGCGCATGCGATTATTGACCGGATAAAGGGAAGAAAAGCGCAGGCTCCAGGGTGGGTCGACGGGCTGCCGGTTGATCATTTGCGGCCATTTTGCCGGGAAGATAGGAGCCGTAAAAGTTTTGAAAGGGCCGCTGAGTCTTTTATAAAGCGTATTTTATCACGATGAATCTAACACAAACAGAATACGCCGAACACCGCAACGTCTCCGGCGCTGCCGTTTCGAAATGGATCAAGCAGGGCAAGATTCCGAAATCCTGTCTTGTCATGGAGAAATGCAGCGACGGCAAAACACGCCGGAAGATTGTCCCCGATCTTGCTGATAAGGCGCTGGATGAAAATCTTGACGAAACCGCACGGCGGAATCATAAGCTTGGTGGCCGGCCTGATCGCCCATCGAAAAAAAAGAAGCCCGGCAAGTCGGAAGCGAAAGAGACGCTTGAAAAAGCGATTCAGATTGTCGAGGATAGTTCGCTCGATGATAAGATGCTTAAGGGGATGCTCTCTCTTGCCGGGGCGCAGCGGGCCACCGCAAATTTTAAAGCGCAGTTGACGAAAACTGATTTGGAAGAGCGGAAAAAAGTTCTCGTCAATCGGCAGCAGGAACGCCGGAAGATTTACGAAATTCTCCGGCAGACGGTTACTGATATACAGGCGCTCCCGAGAAAATCCCATGTAATTGCGGAACTTGTGGCCCTGGAAACACCGGAAGAGATCGAAGATTTATTGCAAAAAGTGATTTTTGATCTCCTCTCGGATCTTGCCGACACGGTGGAAATTATGGAAAAGGAGTTGGGATTATAATGGGAACCGAAACGGAAATAAAAAAAACCGTCGCGATGACGTGTGAAAATTGCGGGCAAACGGTCCGAGTGGATCTTCGGGAAAACCAGATGCAGTTTGAATTCTACAAGCATGTCTCGTCCTGCCAGGCATGTTTTAAAAATCGGACATCGAAAACGAAACAGAAAAAGATTTTGGGGAAGCCTTGCCCTTGCGAATCGGGGAGGAAGCGGAAAAACTGTTGTAAGTTTGAGGAATTCGATAGGAAAAACAAGGAGTTGAAGGAGCTGAGAGCATGAAACTACGGGAAAAACAATCCGCATTCGTTCGGATGACGGCCAAGCTTTGTGAAGGGTTGCGACTGTGATCTGCCTGTTCATGCCGATTGTTGCCTTGACTGTGCAGCCGGTGAAACAGGAATAACGGGATATTTAAATGAAAAATGAGGCTAAAACGAGGGTCAATCTCCAGTGCGCAGGTTGCGGGAGCACTGTAAATGTTGATATTTCGGGATACGATGGGACTCCTACGGATTCCAGTATGGTGCTATCATGCCAGTCATGCCCGGAAAGTTATTTTTCAAAAACCAAAATAAAAAAGATCCTGGGGAAAAAATGTCCTTGCGGGTCCGGCAAAAAGCGAAAAAACTGTTGCCGGTTTAAAGGGAGGGTGTAATGGACACAAACAAGATGATAGATATCCTCATAAAAAACGAGGGGATAAGAGGGAAGCCGTATCGGTGCCCGGCCAAAAAGTTGACAATCGGCATCGGGCGCAACCTGGACGATAAAGGGATCACAGATCATGAGGCGCTATACCTCTGCAAAAATGATATTCTCGAATGTTACAACGATCTTGAAAAGATTTTTCCGGGTTGGGCATCCTTCAGCGATGACCGGCATCATGCTTTGATTGACATGAGGTTCAACCTTGGCCTTGCCGGATTTTTGACCTTTAAAAAGATGATTGCGGCGATAAAAAAAGAAGATTGGGCCACTGCTGCAATTGAGGCTAAGGATTCGAAATGGTTTGGGCAGGTCCAGCATAGCCGGAAGCATAGGGTTATTTCTTCGTTGTTGGGGGGCAATCCGCCTGCATGACAGCACAATTTTCCAGAATCATCCGCCCCGATCCAATTATTACGCTCGACACCTGGGCAGAAGATAATATCCGCCTCCCCCATGGCGACCCGAAAGAGGGCATGTATCGATTATCGTATACTCCCTTTTGGCGGGAGCCGCTGTATGAACTTTCGCCGTCCGTACGAACTCGCCGTGTCGTGGTCGTGGGCCCGGTCCAGATCGGGAAAACATTGCTCGGGACCATTTTTCTTTTAGGCAACGCCGCCCTATCACCTGGCCCCGCCCTTTTCATCTTGCCGACTCGTGAAATGGCCGGCACGCATGTCGAAATAAAATTTGATCCGATGGTGGAGGCCATGGGGTGGGATATCTTCCCGGTGAAGAAATCCCGGCAGGCCGGCAACACAAAATCGTTAAAAAAATATCCAGGCGGATCGATTATCTTTGCCGGCTCGGAAGAAAAAACGACAAGCCGCTCTCTTTCCATGCGGTATATCGTAATTTCCGACGCCGACGGGGTTAAAGGAAACGTGGGGGGCGAGGGGGATCCCATGATCCTTTTCCCGAAAAGGGCCGAACACTACGCAGGGGTCGAGAAGATTCTCATCGAATCCACCCTGAAAATCAAGGGGGCAAGCCATGGGGAGAACCAATATTTGCAATCGTCAAAAGGAAAATTCCATATCCCCTGCCTGAAATGCGGACACATGCAATATTTGGAATGGGGAACCCGTGATACGCCTTTCGGGTTGAAATATCAGGTATGGAAAGACGGGAAAATCAGGAGAACCTGGTACATGTGTGCTGGTTGCGGGGGGGAGATCGAAGAAAGAAAGAAATTTATTTGGTTGAACAAGGGCGAGTATGTCCACGAGGACCCGGATAATAAATACCGGGGCTTCATGGTTCACGGGCTTATGTCGCCACCGGGTATGGCTTTATGGGACGATAAAGCCCTGGAATGGATCAATGCACAGGGAAAATATGAAGCGCTCCAGGTTTTTCTCAATACATTTTGTGTCAAAACTTATGAGCATCCTGGAACAGTCCGGTTGAAATGGGAAGTATTAAAGGCCAGGGCGGAGCCGTTCAGGTTTTTCGAAATCCCGAATGATGTTTTCGTTTTGTCCCTGGGCGTGGATACGCATGATAAACGACTTACGCTCACTCTGATCGGGCGGGGAAAAGATGACGAACTTTGGGTTTTATATTTCGGTGAGATTTTCGGCGATCCAAATGATTCATACGTGTGGGACGAACTCGATAAATTTCTGGCCCGGGGATTTCCACGAAAAGACGGGGCATCTTTAAAGATTTCAAACTGCTCGATTGACATGGGCGGGCATCGTACCGAAGCCGTAAAAAAATACACCCGGAAACGGTGGCCGCAATGTATAGCTGTGCAGGGGGCCAGGGGGAACACCGGGCCAATATTGGCCCCGCCAACCGACGTTGATGTCACTTTCGGCGGGCAGAAAATAAAAGGCGGTGCCAGGGTTTGGAACGTGAACACGTACGTCATGAAAACGGATATTTATGCCAGATACAAAAAGGACAAGCCCGGACCAGGATACATTCATTTTTCGTGTGATCTACCGGACGAATTTTATAAGCAGATCACCGCGGAAGAGTTTGTAATGACGACAAAAAAAGGGTATCCGGTAATGAGTTGGGAAAATACCCGCATCGGCAAGGATAATCACGCCCTCGATTGCTTTGTATACGGCCTTGCTGGGCTCATGCGGATCACACCTACCCTCGCCGTGCTGAGACCATTACAGCCAAAACCGGCCGAAAATCAGGCGAAAAAACCGGCCGATAATCGGGCTGATTCGAGGCCGAAACAGCTTCCGAAGCCTGCCAGGCGGAACCCGGCACAGCCTCGGAAGCGGCGAAAACGATTTGATGGGTGGTAAGATCGAATCAAGCCTGATAAGCGCATTTGCAATTCCAATTATCAGGCGTGTCCCTGACGCATTCGTCTATTTTTTTCTGTTCGCTGTATTTTTTACAATGACAGCCACAGCATACACCCCGGCCTATTTTTTCTTTTTTTTCGTTTTTGTTTTTCATGATTTCCTCCTTAAGTTTTGCCCCGGTTTCCCGGGGCGGTTTTGGTGTTTAATTATTCAACCGGTGCGATTATATATCCGTCTATCGGCATGAATTGATGCGGATGAGTTGTCAGGCATCCGAGAAGACTCTCTGTAAATTCGGGAAGAAATCCGGGTGCGTCTTCCCATGTGCAATTGAAAAAGATTTCGAAGGCTTCAAATACATTTTTAGCGTTGCATTCGATAGAGCCTGAGGATACCGCGGCACTTTCGGCGGCAAGTTTCAAAACTGGGTCGGCTTCAATTTCTTCGGCTTCAAATCCGAATTGGTTACCTTTTCTAAGATCGTAAATCATGATTTTTCCTCCCTTTGTTGTGGGGCGTTTCCGCCCCTGGTTGTGCCCCGGCGAACCGGGGCGGGTTGGTTTTATCTCTCATATCTTTTGATTTCGATTGTCGGATCGGCTTCTGAATTTTTCATCAGGGCGTTGAATTTTTTTTCTGAAAAGTTCCCCATGATTCCACCGGTTACACAGTTTGTAATTTCGTAGACAAAACCCCGAATGGCTGTTTTTTTCTGGATACTCATTTGGTTTTTTCCGTCTTTTGCGATAATGATTTGTTCCATTGTGTTTTCCTCCTGAGTTTTTCGGGCTGGGCTGATTCCCTTCCCGATCTTGATTCCTTTATAACAAATTGAATTGAGCTTGTCAACTAAAATCGTATAATATTATACGATTTTATGAAATTATTTTTCAACTGGTATTTCAACGGTTTTTATCCCGCTGTCATAGTGTCGATATTTCACGGCCGTGGGGAACCGCTCCCGGATCTTTTCCGGGTAAGCCTTCGAACCCGGCTTCAATGTTTTTCTGGCCGTCCCCACCTTTGCAGGTGGTTCCGGCGGCGGTGCGTCTGGATCTTTGCCTGTGAGCTTGGCCAGGTATCGATCCCCATCCCACCGAGAGACGGTGATAAATCCCCGGCGTTCCAAAGATCGGGCCAGGGGCAACGGGTATCGGGCCTTGTGGACCACAACCAGTTTTCCGGTTGGTGATCCGTTTTTTATGGCTTCATATAAAGACCGTTTCCGGCCGGTTAGTGGTTTCATGATTTTTCCTTTCAAGCCCCGGCGAACCGGGGCGGTTGGTTTTTTAATATGAATAGAATCTCAATTCAAGATTATCATACCCGAGTCGTTCCCATTCATCGGGTATGTCCTTGAATTCTTCTTTCAATTCTTCGTATGTTTTTTGAAGCCATGCGAGGGCTTCAGATTCGTTTTTAAAAGATGACCTTTTTTGCTCCTCTCCTTTGGCGAATATCCGAGCGGAAAAGAGGATGTCACCCACGATGACACAATCTGACATCCCGTCCATGTATCGGCTGTTTCTTCTTCCATTTTCCATGATTTTTCCCTCCTGAGTTGTGCCCCCTTTCGGGGGCGGTTGGTTTTAGTCGTCAAGGTTGAGGTTTCCAGCCAAAATAACGGCTTTTATATCGTTTTGTTCTTCTGCCAGTGCGGGGAAGGTTTTGTTGAACTTTCCGGCCTCAATATCCCAGAAAAAGGAAATTCTGGAAGCGCCCACCGCGTAATGGTCATTTGAAAAATAGATTCTCTTTTCTTTCCATTCTCTAAAATTCCAGGTTCCGCCATTGTCGCATTTGATAATGTTTTTGCCTTTGATTCTTTCGATTTTCTGCATTTGTCTTTCCTCCTGAGTTTTTCGGGCTGGGCTGATTCCCTTCCCGATGTTGAATGCATATTAACAAATTAGAATAAGCCTGTCAATTAAAATCGTACAATATTATACGATTTATTGATATTTTATCAAAAAAAGCCACTTTTCACCCTTTTTATACCATTCCGGCCAAGAATCCCGCCAACGAATCCAATAACAAACCTAACTGTTGACATTTACCACAGTTCCATGATACCGGTTTAAAAACTGTGGTATTTTTCAACGTTGAAAATCTCAACACTGTTGGATTTCACTACACAAAAGAAAGTTTCCGCCTATGGCCACACCGACAACCGACGATATCCTTGAAAATCTCGATTCTTCCGGCGACCTGACAATCGATCAGGCGCAGAAGGGCGACGAGATGATAAAGCGCCGGACCGGGAAGGATCTTTCCGACCTTGCCGCTTTTCTGCAAGCTCAGTCGGCCCGCGGTGTAGCTGCCAGGCGAACATATGCAAAAAGAATCAGGGATTAAATGTCAAAAATAGCCTCACTCGACCTCCGCCCTCCCAAAAATGTTTCACATGAAACAATTCCCCGGCGTTTGAGGCGTTCGAATCTATACCAGGCGGCGAAAACGTCTCGAATGACGGGCGCCTGGCCAGCTACGAACGCCGACGTAAATGTTTTTATCGGGGCAAGTTCCGACACAGTACGCGCAAGAATCCGAAAACTTGTGCGGGATTATCCGCATTTTGCCCGGGCGGTGGACCTGCTCTCGCTGTATATAATCAACACCGGTATCGGGTATCAATCGAAAGTTAAAGATTATGACCGGACGTCCGACACATTTTCCTTAAATAAAACGCTGAACCGCAAACAAGAAGACGAGTGGAAGCTTTTTTCCGACGCTAAAAATTTCGACGTTGCTAAAAAACTCTCCTTCGATGCCATGGAACAGCTCGCTTGCCGGCAAGATGGGGAAAACGGCGAGTATATCATCCGGAAGCACTACCGGCGAGACCGAAGATTCGGGATTTGCTACCAGATATTCGAACCGGATTTTTTGTCCGGATTCCACGGCAAAAGCCTTGTAAAAGGGGCCGAAATTGAGCAAGGCGTGGAATATAATATTTACACCGGGGAAGTTTACGGTTACCATTTTTATGATCAGTTGACCGGCGAAGGGTATTCGCTTCCAGCCGATTCGATCATGCACAATTTTTTCACGTATCGACCGGCGCAACTCCGGGGAATCTCTGCTTTTGCTCCCGGCGTTATTCTTGCCGATACACTTAAAGCCCGGATCGATAACGAACTTTCACGCTCTGCCCTTGCCGCTCAGTGGCTGGCATTCGTAAAAACCCCGGACCCGCTTACACGCCAAACTGGAATGACAGTTGACGAGGACGGGAACCAAATCAACGGTGATGACCGGATAATCGAAGAGATTGAAAACGGGATCATTGAATATCTCAACCCGATGGAAGATATCACCTTGGCCGGCGGCGCTCCGGACCCTGCCGGATTTAATCCGTTTGTGAAATTTATCCTGCAAATGTTCTCTATCATTCGGGGGTTCCCTTTCGAATTGGTGTCTGGCGACTATTCCGAATTGAATTACACGGTTTTAAGAGGGAAACGGAACGACTTTTCGCACGAATTAAAGGCTCACATAAAGCGATTTATTGATCAATACAATGAGCCAATCAAATGGGATTTCCTGCAAGGCGGCGTTCTGTCCGGCGTTTTTCCCTACCGGGACTTTTTCACGAACCCGGCCTATTATGGCGCTTGCAAGTGGATGCCAGTGGGGATGCCTCCGATTGATCCGCTAAAGGAAAATAAAGCTGATATCGTGGCCCTTGACGGCCGGATCGCAAGCCCGCAAGAAATCATGGCGAAAACCGGCAGGGACATGGACGATGTTTATGCAGATATTGCAGCCGCAAAAGAGATGCGGAAAGAATACGGCATAGAAGACGAGCCGACAGCCGGGATCAGCACAGCGAGTGCAAACGCACCGTCCGCAGTTGCTCCAGATTAAAGGATAAAAAGCATGAAAAAAATCATAAGAAAAGCCACCTTGCAACCTCCGGTTGATGCCGATGCACCGATGCGGATTCTTTTCGCAACGGAAACGCCGGTAATGATCCGGCAAGGGGCGGCGGTGATTCCGCATATCCTGACAAGGGGTGGACTTCGGGCCGCTGCCGGGCAGGTGCCTTTTATCGATAATCATGATCGGTCCGGGGATATCGTAAAAACTGTCTTGGGATCCGTCCGCAATTTTACAGAAACAGAAGACGGCAACGAAGGCGAAATCGTGTTTGCAGGCACTCCGGAAGGTCAGGCCGCCCGGTCGCTTTATCATGACGGGCATATCTCAGCGGTATCTGTAGGCATCCGGGTGGATCCGGAAAAGGGGTTTTTGAAAAAAGGCGAAAGTCTCACAATAAGAGGCAAAACATATGAGGGCCCGGCGCTTATATCAGAGGAGTGGAATCTCGACGAGATTTCAGCTGTGATTGTCGGGGCCGATCCGAATGCAAAAAAACGAAAGGAAGAAGATATGAGCGAAAACACTGAAAACACAGAAGAAAAACGGGCGCCCGATAAGGCCCCGGAAGTACAGATCAGAACCGAAACGAAGATTGAAAAAGTCGTTGATGAGGACGAAGTGAATCGGCGGGCCGAGATCCAGGCTGAGAAGATCCACAAGAGAAACACCGAAATCCGGATGATGTGCCGCAAACTCGGGGAACCTGACGAAGTTGCAGAGAAATTCATCGAAGAAAAGAAAAGTTTCGAGGATGTATCTCGGGCTTTGCTGGCAAAGATGGGCGATGAATCGAAAAAAGGCGGCGAGGGTTTCGGGTTTGCTCGGGTCCAGATGGGCCTCGATGCGACTGAAAAGTTCCGGGACGGTGGGGCGCTTTCGCTTCAGATGCGGAACGGCCTGTGTGACCTGGACCGAAAAAATGAATTTCTGTCTTTCGGCATGGCAGATCTTGCCCGGCGAGCGTGTGAGTTGAACGGGCTTTCCCTGCAAGGCACGAAAGAGGATATAGTTGCCCGTGCGAACATGGGCACCAGCGACTTTCCATATATGCTTTCCAGCACTGCTAATAAAATGTTTTTCGACGGCTACGAAAAAGCCGAGGAAACACATAAGCTGTGGACCGGGGAGCGGTTCGTTTCTTCTTTCAAGATCCACGAGTCCCCCAGGCTTTCCAGTACCGGGCGCCTCGAAGAAGTCAAGACCGAGGATGCGAAACCGAAATATGGAAGCAGATCAGAAGCCCAGGAAACTTACAGGCTTCGGGAATTCCGGAAAGTCTGGGGCCTGTCTTATCGAATGCAGGTGGATGATGACCTGAACGCTTTTATGGTCATGCGGGAATATGGAGAAGCCGCAGCGCTGACAGAGGGTGACGTTGCCTATGCAGCATTGACAGACAATGCCGCCATGGGCGACGGCGTAGCTCTTTTTCATGCTGATCACGGCAACCTCGAAGCCACAGCTACCGAAAAGCCGAGCATTGACTCGATGACAGCCGCAAGGCTGGCGATGCGATTGCAGACAGGGCCGGATGGTGTTACCCGAATCAAAGTTCGCCCGCAATATGTACTTTTGCCAGCAGCTCTCGAAACCTGGTGGGAAGCTTTTGTGGGGTCTGAATTTTATTATGATGAAGCCACACAGGGCACGATTGACGCCGCAATGGGGTCAAGGCGGAAAAACCCGTTTTATCAGCCTGCGCTGATCCCGGTAATCGAAACCCGGCTGGACGATGCCAGTGCTACAGCTTGGTATCTTGCCGGGATGAAGGGAAAAACGGTCGATATGGTCTATCTCAACGGCCAGCGAACGCCGAACCTCCGGACGGTACAGAATCAGTTGACCGACGCCATGGAGATCCTCTGTCACCATAACGTGGCATCATTCCCGGTTGCCCATAACTGGCTTTTCTATAATCCGGGCGCATAAGAGCTGGAAAAGTAAAAAATGGGCGGTTGAATTACGCCGCCCTTGAATCCTAAAATAAGGAAGGAAAAGAAAAATGATAAATACCGTATATAGTACCGAATGCAGTGATCAGATCACTTATGCAGGGGAAACCGGGCATTCTTCCGGCGATCCCGTCCTTGCCGATGGTGTGACACCCGGCGTGGCGGTAGGCGATTCCACGACAAACGGAACGACCGTTCTCGTCGCACCTGGGGCGGTTGTCAACTTGTCCGTCCAGGCTGTGAACGATTCCGGAAATATCGTGATGGCTGCCGGTGATACAGTCTATTACAGTTTCGGTGATACCATCGTTCTCAACGGCAAAACTTCCGGGATTCCTTATGGTATCCTTTTGGAAGGGATTGCCCTTGGGGCAACCGACACCTCCGCACCCGTCCGGCTGTTGCCGACTCAGGTGGGCGCATCCGCAGGCGGGTCCGCAGGCGGGCAGGGAACGCATGTGGTTTTCACTGAAAATCCAACTGTTACCGGTGCCGCTGGTGGCGCTTCCGTTGGCACTGATAATGCCGTCAATATTGTCCGGGTGAACGGTGAGGTTTTCGAATATCAGAACAACGGAACACAGACCATTGTCGGGCCGTCGCTCACTTCTGGCGGGCTCCTTGTATCCTTGGATCTGACGAACGACGAAGGCGCCACTTTCGACCAGGGTATCACCGCTTTAAGTAAGGCCGCTTATGTTGCCGGAACTGATCCGGTATCACTGAAAATCACCTTCACTGTTGCTGATGTTTCCGGGCTGGATGTGTGCTGGTTTGGCTGGAGAAAGCTTGCCGCAAGAAATGACGATCCGACCGCCTACACGGATTTCGCTTTCATCGGGCCGATTTCGGGTGACATAAAAATGATGACCGACCTCAACGGTTCGGGCTCAGCAACCACCACGGATTCGACTCAAAATTGGGCGGATGCGGAAACCCACACGCTCGAAGTCAATGTGTCGGCTGCTGGTGTTGTCAGTTATAAAATTGACGGTGCAGCGCCTACTGTATCACCGACGGCGACTTTCACCTTCGACTCCGGCGACACGATTATTCCTGTTTTTCAATTTCTCCATGCCGCAACAACTCCGGGCGCTATCACCTGGAAAGAATACCATTGTGACCTGGCACTGTAAAGATAAGGCAAGAAATTGACACGAGCAATCGACACACTTTTTAAGAAAAACACCGTCTCCCTCCAGGACCTCTTCGGCGTGACGCTGACATTTTATCCGACTGGTGCAGCGTCCGCCGTCGAAGGGATCAAGGGATTTTTGGGGACGGAGGCGGAACAGGTTGTTGGTGCTTACGACACAACGACAACAGGGTATATTGATACGATTCAAGTTTTTTTATCAGATATCGGATCGAATCGAACCGGTTATTTTTTGCATAATTCCGTTGACCGGTATGATATTGTAACGGTTTTAAATATCGACGAGAACCAGATAACTTTTTCAGTCAAGAAAAGGTAACATGTCTTTTACTATCGAAATCGACGATAAGCGCTTACAGCGGGATTTCAAGAAATTGAAAAATGATTCCCCTGTTGCGTTATCAAAAGCTCTGAACACGGCAGCAACGGAAACGAAAAAAACAGAGCTTCCGGGTCTTATTCTGAGCCGGTATTCGATAAAAAAGCCGAGACTAAACAAGGGAATAGCTGTCACGAAAAAAGCGAAAAAATCAAGCCTTGGGTCTGAGGTAACAGCCGGGGGCGATCCGATTTCATTGACTTCTTTTGTCGGGACAAGATGGACGAAAAAGTCAAAAAAAGGGGCCTCCGTTGCCGTGATAAAAGGAAAAAGGAAAATCATCAAACACTCTTTTATTCGGGCGAAACGGGGGCAGAAAACAAAGCAGGTTTTTCAAAGAAAAACAGCGGATAGATACCCGCTGAAAGCTTTAAAGGGGCCGAGTATCCCATCGATGACGAGCAAGATTGAGCCGAAACTCGGACCGGTAGCATTGAAAAAACTTGCGGATAATGTCGCTAAACAACTCGATAATCTAATATCGAAAGGATAAATATCATGGCTAAAAAAGGAATTTCCAGGGAAGCGGCACAAGTGGCACTCGCTGCCGCTGCGCTTACTGATTCCGGGGATCATACAATTTTCAATCATGCAACGGCGACCTTGTTTTCTGGATATGAAAAGGCGAGCCAGTCAATTACACGGCTGCCGGTGGCCTTGCCGAATGGCATGATTACGCCCATCAATTTTATCGTCAATTCCACCAACGATGTTGTCTCTTGGCCCGCTTGCAAGGCAAATATTGAAGGGGATGAAATCGATATTTCAGCGGGTACTGCATCAGTTACTCGGGAAGTAACCAACGCTTTTATGATTGCGTCCGTTACCGTTGCCGCAACCGGTACGGTAACAATCACCGAAGGCACTGCCCACGCTACAGCGATCGATACATCGGCAAGGAGCGGAGCCGGGCAGGCCCCACTTATTCCGGTTGATGAGGTCGAGATGGGCCAAGTCCATCTTGATAGCGTTACTCCGGCACCGTTCACCGCAACAGAGTTAAAAAACGTGCAGGGAAATTCCATGGAAATGAGTTACTACCCGACATTCGACATCGCATTTTCCAGGGTAACTTCTG